TCGCTGATCTCTTTGACTTTCTGCGCGTCTTCCGGCGTGGCACTGGGGCCGCTTGCGATGATGCCGATAATTTTGCGGAAGTGTTTTTTTTTACGTCTGGCGCAGGCATCACTTGCGTCTCATAACGACGCGCCACGTCAATAGCGACCAGATGGCCAGCCAACTCCTCGGACACCTCAAGCAGTTCGCCGGGGCGCGGCATATTGTAGCCGTGGCCGACGAACGGGCGCGTGACAACTACCGCAACCATCAGTCAGCGTAGAAGTTAGGCGATCTCTGCTTAGTCGCCATGTTCGTAGACTGATAGTGCAGGTCGCTCGTGACGAGGAAAACGCCAGCCGCCTGGTCAGCTACCGGAGACGTGGTATTGGAAATTCGACGCAAACGGAAATAAATCATACCGTCAGGCTCCGTCAGGCCGGGAATCGTTACCGCTGATGTCTCCGTAACCATGTGCGTGTACGGCGCGCCTGCAGCCTGCGTTGCGGTCACGGTGTTGGCCGTGGTCAAGGGGCTGTTCGCCAGCCCAAAGTCGAACTTGTACGCATACATGCTTGTGCTGTCGACCTGCGCCCATGTCGGGTCTGTCGCACCAACGCCACGCGCAATTACCTGCACCGTGATGTCGCGCCAGCCGAAAGAATCCGTTTCGTCGTGCTTGCCGAGACGGATGCCCTCGCCGCTGTCATTCGGCAAAACGACGGAGTCTTCGAAAAAACCTAAATCACCTTTCCACTTTACAGACATCTGTCTCTCACAATTCAAAAAGGAAAGGCCCGCCGAAGCGGGCCAATCCAAGGCAGCGGAGTGCCGATTACAGGGTGAGTTCGATATTTCCAGACGTGCTGTAGCAGACAAACGCCAGACGCTTTTCGGCGCGGATCGTAGCAAGATTTTTCTGGAAATTGGTTGAGTCTTCGTAGCTGACTTCGACGCTGGCGTCCTCGCGGTCGAAAATCTGGAAGCAGGTCGGGTCCATGACGAACACAGTGCCCTTCGTCACGGTATTGGTCGGAACAACCTGCATCCCCCACAAAGTCGGCGAGAGCATCCCGCGCGGCGAACCCTGGATGTACTGACCGTTGCTGGACTCGCGTTTGAGTTCCAGGTCGCTCCAGTCGCGCACGTTCATCAGAATGACGCTCGGATTGTAGTTCGCTACCTGGGCCTGTGCAGCCGCGTCTCGGATATAGTCCAGAGAGTCGCTGTACAGGTTGGGCGAATCAGCCTGTGCGTATGCCGTCGAGTTGCTGGTGATGCCGCTGATGTAGCCGGTAAGACCAGTGCCATTAACCAGTTGGTCTTCCTCTTCCAGCATCAGGCCGTACATGAGACGGCTGTTGACGTAGGAGGCGAGGAAGTCGCTATCGTCAAGCGCCTGCTTCGAAACCGGAATGAAGTGTGCGATCGTCTTTACGGTTTCACTATCGCTGCTGAACGTGATAGCCGATTCGGGCTTGGTCACATTGTCTGATTGAACAACCGGGCTAGCCGACGTGTTACGCACGACAGCGGCATTGTTTGTGAATGCCGACTCTTTAGGGTACCAGACCACATTTGACGTCGTGCGACCCTTCGGAAGCACATCACGAACACGCAGAATGCGATTCGGCTCATGCCAAACCATATTTAGACGGTCGCCAGCAACCAGCGGCTGCGACATCCCTCCGGTGTAATCCGTAACGATAGCCGTCTTGTATTCGATGCGGGCGCTGCCGTGCTTGCGCTGCATCATAGACGCGAAATCATCCGACTCGACCAGCATCTCACCAGGCGACCTCTCGGCCTTCTGCTCGTCGACACGCGCAGCCTGACGCTGCTCAATGTCGGCGATGCGGTCGCCAAGTTCAGTCGCCTTTTCAGACAGCTTGTCTACGGCTGCTTTCGTTTCAGAGGCAGCAGTGCCCGCCACCTCGCGTTCCTTCTCCGACTTCTCGACGAACGACTGCAGCAGCCGATGCGTTTCCAGCATCTGCTCCTCAGTAGCCTTCAGGTCGAGGACTTCGGAGACGGTTTTCTCATGATTAGACATGAATTACCTCCTAAGAAGTTCATATAAGAACAAATTGGTGCGCCGCCCGTGGTTTTTAATCCTAGAAATTGCGGCCACCGCCTCGCGCTTCGTTTCCCCGTCCGCAGCGCCTGCTTCTCGCAGGCACAGGCTTTTGAGATGGCTCGTCAGCGCCTTCGCCATCGACTTCGAAATGGTGCCCGTCCCTACGTCCCGCAGGAACGTCTCGAAGTCTCTCAAAGTGTCAATACACGCAAGTTCCGACTTCCACGCTGTAAGCATGGCTTTCGGCTCTGCCGGTGTTGCAGTGAAGCTGACCTCGTACAAGTCAACCTCCTTGATAATTCGGTTCTCGCCTTTAATCTCCGCGCCTTCTTGCGGAATCACGAACCCAATCGACAGCCCGCGAATTGTGCCGTGCCGCGCCGACGCGAGCAGGTCTTTGGCGACGGAATGGTCGCGTGTTAACTGCCCCGTCACCTTCAGGCCGTGTTCGTCTTCTTCTGCCTTCGTCCACATGCCGGGCGTGATCCAGCGCAGATGCTCCAGGTGCATGCCAATTTTGCGGTCGCCTTTTAACGTCTTCTCAAACGCACCCGGCAAAATCGTGTCGCCTACATGGTCAACGCTGTTAAAAACGCTGGCGTATCCCTCGACGCGCCAGACATCGTCATCCCACTTTAACTCGCAGGCTTCAACTGGTAACTGTTTGGTTTCCATAATGCTCCCACTTATTCCCCACTAACTGCACTAGGTAGGTCTTGAATCGGGGCCATATTGACCTGGACCGTCAACTCATCAGCGCCATCAATAGGAGTTAGGTTCTCCTTCTTCCGAACTTCGTTTCTTGAATAAATGCCGTTTTGAACCATTTGACTGTAGAAGGAAGCCCGCGCTGCGCTGTCGGCGCGCAGCAGACCCTCGACGCTATGCTCTGCAAAATACCGGCGACGGTCAGCGCGACTCAGCAGAGCGTCCGTAATCTCTGACTCCCAGCGCGTCAGATACGGGCGCAGCGTGTAGGTCAGGAACCCTAGATTCAACTGCTCAATTCCTGAACCCCACGCGGTCGACTGACTGCCGTCGTTTATCATGTGCGATGGCACGCGGAAAAACCGCGCGATGTCGGACAGGTTGAACTGCCGCGATTCCAAGAGCTGCATGTCATCCGGCGGCACGTCAATCACCTGGTAGTCCGTACCGCCCTCCAGCACCCACAGCCCGGTGTCCGCGACGCTGATGTTCTCATACACGCCTCTAAGCGCCTCGCGCTGCGTTTCCGACAGCACGCGGTCCACCTTCAGAACACCAGAGGGACGGCCACCGGACGAGAATGCGCGAGCGGCGAATTGGTCTGCCGACGCCGCCACTCCCAAGGTGTGACGGGCGTATGCCAACGGGCTAAGGCCGACAATGCCGTCGACGCTGAAACCCTTGAGATGGAAAATGCTTTCTTTTGCATAAATCATCTCACCCTTTAGCGTGTTGTAGTGGTACATCAGACCGCCCGCCTCACGCACTGGCGTCATATGCGCCGGATGTAGCGGCATCAGGCTAACAGGGCGGCCCGCGCTGTTGCGCTCAATGTATGCGTAGGCGTTACCCCAGAGGGCCAGCGCCAAAGTCATAGCCTCGCGGAACTCCAGCGGCGACATCAGCGCGTTGGGTGACACGCGCAAAAGTTCATGCAAGTAGTGATCTTCAGCCGGGACGCGCCCGGCTGGCGTCTTCTCATACACGCCCAGCGGCAGACTGCCAACGGTCTCGGAGATCAACCGCACGCACGACCAGACCGCCGACAACTGCATGGCGCGTTCGTCCTTGAGGTGCAGGCCGGACTCCGTCTTCAGTGAGGTTGGGCCGCTGCTCTGCGCGCCTTCGTCGGGATTCTCCAGCCCGCCGCCGCCAAATATACGTGTAAACCAACTCATGCGTTTATCCCGATTGGGTTGGCGAGGAAGGCGTCAAAATCGCCCTCGTCTCTAGTGGCCAGGTGTCGGCCCATCGCCATAATCAGTGCAACCACGCCGTCAATTTTGCATTTATCATCATCTTTCTTTGACTTCGTGCAATATATGTTTTCTTTGGCGTCGGTCTTCGTCACCACGTTGCTAACCATCCAGTCCATCACTGGATTGTTGTGGTACAAGCGACCGTCCAACACCAAAGCCTCGACCTCTTTCATTGGGTCGCTAAACGTCCTGACCTGGTGCGGCATCTCGACCACACTCATGCCCTCTGCCAGCATCCGTTGCATCAGGTACTGAGCCTGCCACGGGTCAAACGCTATCTCCCGCACGTCGAGGATGCGACACAAATCGCGCAGCCGCTCCTCAATGTAGCCGTAATCAGTTGCGTTACCGGGCGTTAAAGTAATGTGGGCGCTGAACTGACGATATTTGATGTTCTGTTCTGCCGCAGCTTCCGGCGCAAAGAAATCGTAAAATGTATAAAAATCTTTGCCGTCTGGAATCAGGATTGCAATCGCAGCGAGGTCTTTTTTGCTGGCAAGGTCGACACCAATCCACGCCTGCCGCCCACGGAACTCATCCAGCGTCCTGTCGCGCTTCTGCCGCTGCCACGCCAGCATGTTCATCCAGGCGACGCTTGC